AAAGCACTACCAGATAAATCATCAATAAAGCTATCGACTTCTTCTTTGCTGAAATCTTTCATACGAAAAATTTGCTCACCATCAGATGACATGACTTCGTTGATACAACTGATCATGACGTTGAAACTACCTTCACCCTCTTTAGAGTCAACCATAGTATGTAACTCTTTCAGTGTAGGATATCTCATCGTAATAGTCCAATCGTCACTGACAGCAATCTTAGGATCAAAATCTCCTAGTCTTGCTATCTCTACTTTGTTCACATCAAATGAAAGAGAAATCTTACGACCCTCAATCTCTGGATCATTCACTTCGAATTCCACAGTATCATTTACTGCTTTTCCTCGAATGTGCATTAGAATGTACTCGAGGTCAAATGTTGCTAATTCACTTACGTCAATATCGTCCTGAATACAGTTCGTAATGACTTGCTCAATAGATAAAAAGATTTGACTTACATCACCGCTTTCACGGCCAATCAAAAGAATCTTTTCTTCTTTGACTGTAAATGGTCTAATCTTTATCTTCTTTTTTGTTGATGGGATCGTAATCTCAAACAACGGTTGTTGTATTTTTGGTAATGGCATAGTATACTCCTATAATATAATTATCGTAAAGATCCAAGAATTGTATTCACATCTGTTACAGTGTTTACGAGGTCTTGGATATTTCTCGGTCTGTTCAAGTTATTTAGTGCTTGTCCAAATGTATTTAGTGAAGACAGTAGTCCCAATATGCCATTAGCACTATTAGTATCACCTGTTAGTTCACCAGTTGTAGTCGCTTCAACTTTCATACCGTCAAATGCAAACTGCACCGGTAAAGTCATTACTTCACCAGCATTCTCCCAAGCGACTTGCTGAGAGCCTACGTTCACGGGATATGCATTGTAGAACTTGTATGAATATGTTTTATCTGTTTGGTTCTGAGAGAATACAGTGACTTCAATAGTACACGCATAGTCATCTCTATAACCAAACTCGTATGGTCGTTGACCACCATTGATCTCAGATAGGTATCCAGCGTCAATATCGTAGTTTACGATATCTTGCATCCATCTATGAAAGAACCTCATCACAGCAAAATTACTGTCTACCATAAACACAGTAGGCAATAACGGCAATTCAAAAGCGTTTGGTCGCTTCTCAGATGGACCATAGCCACGAGGCTTGAAGTCTACAGTCTGTACTGCGACTTCTGGTACTTCTGCGCTACGACATAAGAACGTCATATCTTGCGTAGGTATATTCTCTTCTAAAAACGTCAAGTTTTCGTTGAGCGTAATCTTTAGAATGAACAGGTTACTCTTAGCTAGACCATGCTTATTCAGTTGTGCATTGAAATCTTTTATGCTGAATGCCATATCTTTATCCTATCATGCGTCTTGAATCTTTGAAGACGGTTGCTTTGCTTGCGCCTTGGAATCTTTCTAGCGGCATAAATAGCGCCATGTCCCATTCTGATGGGTAGATGTAGAGAAATTTACTTCTCAACTGGCTAGTAAGATAGTGCTTTATACAAGGCTTGAAGTAACTGAATTTCGATGAGGAGTTCAGTAACTTGTATGAGAGATTGAGTTTAGTTGTTTCATCATATCGTGAATTAGATGCTACATCATACAGAGCATCCATAAGCTTTGCTCTATACTGTAATGGCAAGTAGTGTAGGTTCAATCCCATAAACCCACCCTTGACTTTCTTATACGGAAATACCAGAGGAAATCTATCAAAGTATGGAAGCGTCTCTTTATGCTTTGCATCGTAATAGTACATATACATTTGACCAACTAGAGGTCTAGCAGTGAGACGATCTTTATCACCTCTCATCAGCTTACCTTCGTTGACACGCTTGTACGTACCAGCGGCATCTCTGTACCAATTACGAGCCTTCTGCTCACGTGCTGGAATCTGACCTGCACGTACACCCTTGGTTAGAATTTCATCAAATACTATCGCCATTAGATTTCCACTACGCCTTCTTCTATAAGTCGTTCACGATTTTTCATGTGTGCTTCGTGGACATCATCTTTAGATTGCCCGTGATAAGCAACAGCGTGTCCATCTTCAATCATAATCTCAGTAAGTCTTTTCACCGTATCGCCTTCTTCAATCAAGAAGTCGCCTAGAATACGACCAAACTTACCTTTCTTATCTTCGCCACTCTTATCTACTTCGGTCTTCAATATCTGAGTAGAGCCAAGAGGTAGCATATCTTTGACGTGAGACTTAGCGGCAAGACCAAACTTCTTCTCTACCTTGTCTCTCGTTCTGGATTCTGGAGTATCGATACCCATGACACGTACTCGCTCACGGTGAAGCCAGATACCAAAACCTAGATCAATATCTACGTCTACTGTGTCGCCATCGACTACTCTTAGAATTTTACATTTATATTCGTACATCTATTTTTTCTCCATAAAACAGTTGCGCTGGGTTGTTTTATTGATTGCTTGTTGTGCCCAGTCCAACTCCTGGATTATTCTATTATACCATTTAGAGTCCATCTCACTGTTATGTGGGTTATCTCTCTCGACAGATAGTTGCTCCATTCTCATGTTGATGTAGTTCTCTGCCGCTTTAGCTTTTCTTGCTTCAGACCTTTTTACCTGATTATCGATTATATGCTTCTTTGTCGGTGTCAAACATTCGACATTGTTACCTCTATAATTCATATTACTTTACTCCTAGGTGTCCTTCGTGCATTATTTGAAACTTCCACCCACGATCTTTACAAAAGTCTTCAGCGGCTTGCCACTTAGCTTGGTTTATACCCCAAGTCTTCACCTCGTTTATATACCTTCTGCTTAGTTTTCCTGTAGACGTATTCTTCTTTGATATGTCTGGCGGAACAGTCTGCGCTTTTGGCTTTACCTCAATCAGGACAGTTTCTTTTCTCTTATCTCTATTTATCTGTTTTACTAAGAAGTCTGGAAAATATCTATGCATTCTTCCGTCAATAGGTGAGCGATACGGAACTATAAGCTCCTCACTGCCCCACTCTATAACATCTGGGTGTACATCCAGATATCTCATCAATTTGAACTCCCACCCACTTCTATAAATAATGTTAGTGGGGTCTCCCATGTACTTTTTAGGATTCTTCGGTTTGAAGCGTCCTTGATAATATTTTGCCATATCATAACCGATCTTGGTATTACGTATAAATAAGTGATAAAGCTATTTATAAGGGTTAGCAAATGACAGTAGATTCAGATATGGAGAAGGCGAGGTCAACGAATAACTTCACACAGTATTCGTATCCTCTAACTCCTGGTCAACATAACATGGTTTTAGTCTTCAAGGACTATAACTACAAAAGCGCAACAAGCAGTGGATTCGTTCGTGGTGAAGACCGTTCAGTATCAGCGAAGATTGATGCTAGTGTCAGTCTTCCTATCCCCAACAACTTGACAGACACATACAACGTAAAGGTAGGACCGTATGAGTTGGGAGTAACTGGAGCATTAGCACTTGATACTTTAGGCGGAACGGGTCGTGCTGATCTGATGGCAGATGCGAGAAAAGCTTTTTCTGCTGGATCAGAAGGCGGAGTTGATACTGGAGATGCTGTATCAACTGCCGGTAGTACATTCAAAGTTGCTAGTGCATTTATGGGAAGAAACGTATTAGACAAATTACCTGGTGCTGGTGGTATCAACACTGCTATCGATATGAGAACTGGCAATACTGTAAACCCACACGTAGCATTGAAGTTTGATGGCGTTGACTTGAAGCAACACACATTCAACTGGCAGTTATCGCCCAGAAGCGAAGCAGAAGCAAGACAACTAAAAGACCTTTTACAATTCGTCAAAGCCCGAATGTTACCAGCATATGCACTCAACGGAGAATCTTCAGTTTCAAGAGCCCTTCTCACTTATCCTAATTTGGTTGACATCTTCTTTACAGGCATCGATCAAAACTATTTCTATTACTTCAAGCCTGTTATGATCAACACATTTACTACAGACTTCACGCCACAAGGACTAGCCTTGAACAAAGGTGGTCGACCATCGTTTATCAACTGTACGATGACAGTTACAGAAGCACAGATTCACACTAGAAGTGATATCGAAGGTCTGAGTCAAGCGGCTGGAGACGGAGGAGAATAATGCCTAGATATTTCAGATATTTTCCAACGACTAAGCATCAAG